TAAATACCACTATATGATAGTAGAAAGAAAGAGGCACATAGCAAAAACCATATCATATCGCATTTTAAGTACCTTAATTGGTTTCTTATTAATGTGGTTAATAAGTGGTTCAATTAAAGTTGGAGCTGCATTTGGCGTAGCAGAATTAATTTATAAACCTATTCAATATTATATACACGAACGTATATGGTACAAATGGATTAAATATGGACTTAAACAAAAATAAAATGGAAAACCAAGGAAAAAGACCAGAACAACTGAAATTTTCAGAAGATGTATCATTCTATTCAATTATAGGATTGGTGATAACATTATTAATTACAATACTAATAAAATAAAAAATGAAACTAATTGTTGACAAACAAAGAAATGGATTAACTAATCCGGATTTTATTAAACATCTAAAGAATCCGGTAGCAAAATCAGAACTAACTCAATTTGAAGCTGATGTATTAAAAGATACATTACTCGCAGCTTTAAAAGGATTGGGTGGGATTGGATTATCAGCTAATCAAATTGGACTTAATAAACGAGCTTGTGTTATTAAATTTAATGATGTTGAACTTTTTTTATTAAACCCTGTTATTACAGAACGTTCCAATGATGGGTTTCTTTTCTATGAAGGATGTTTATCAATTACATCAACCGAAAAAAAGCCAATAAGAACAATTCGTGCTAATTATGTTGTAGTGCAAACTGATAATTTAGGCGAATTACGTTTTGAAATAAACCCAGAAAAAGATAGAGAAGGCGATAGAGTATCGGATGATACTATGAAAACAGTAGTTGTTCAACATGAAATAGACCATTTAGATGGTATCACCATTAAGGAAAGAGTATATTCTACTACTGTTGTTAAAAAGCAAGATTATGGTAGAAATGAAAAAGTTGTGATGAAATCGCCTGATGGAGAACTCATTGAAGTTAAGGTAAAAAAAGCAAACAATTATTTTTTACAAGGATATGAAATAGTATAATATGGAATTAATATTAATAATCTTAGTCGTATTTTTAGCAGCTGCCGGATACACTATATGGAATCTTCTTAATAAATTAGAAAAATATGAAGATGCTATTGACCAAAATGAACAATTTTTAGAAAAAGAATTACAAAGAAACGAAGCATTGCTGGAAGCATTAAGAGAAATAGATTCTCGTGAAATGTTTGAGAAGGATGATGAAGTAGGTTCTATATTTTATCAAATAAAGGAAACTATCGAAAAATTCAAACAATTTAACCAAAATGCCTAGAAAAAGAGTACCTAGAATGTACTTCACAAAAGATACCGAAGATGCTATTATAGAATATAATAAAAGTGAAGACCAGAACGTAAAGAATAAACTATATAGAGATAGAATTCAGCATTCATTTGATAAGTTAGCAGAAATCGTTTATAACAAATGGAAGTTTAGTTATTTCGATGATGACCCACAAGATGTAATGGCGGAAGTTGTTGCATTTATGGTTGAAAAAATACATATGTACCAAGAAGGTAAGGGAAAAGCATTCTCTTACTTTACTATTGTTGCAAGAAATTATCTTATTTTAAATAATAATTCAAACTACAAACGATATAAAGATACCGATGTAATATCATCTTTACCCGATAATTGGGATACTGAAAATAATTGGGCAGAAGAAGTTCGTAATGAAGAACATAGAACTTTCAATAATAGGATGTTAGCATATTGGGATACTCATTTAGAAAATTTCTTTCCAAAGAAAAGAGATATGCAAATTGCGGATGCTGTTTTAGAATTATTCCGTAGAGCAAATTATATAGAAAGTTTCAATAAAAAATCCCTTTATCTACTTATTAGAGAAATGACAGGTCACCCAACCCATTATATCACCAAAGTTGTTAATAAAATGAAAGAAAAACAAATGGCACTTTATAATGAGTTTGATAGAGAGGGCGATATAAAAATTTAATATTATGGTTTTATTAGGTATTTCCGCATTTTATCACGATTCTGCGGTTTGTTTATTTGAAGATGGGAAAGTAATAGCAGCGATAGAAGAAGAGAAGTTATCGGGGATAAAGCATGATAACTCCTTTCCAATTAAAGCAATTGAATGGGTTTTAGAATATTCTAAAAAAACTATATCAGATATAGATACGATTTGTTGGTATGAGGACCCTGCTATAAAATACGATAGAGTTAAAAATACATTAGGTAAAAGTTGGTTTAAAAATCGTAAGACTTGGAATAAATTTAAAGAAGAATTTGATTCAACTGAAGGTAATCTAACAAAATATTTATCGGATAAAATTAATTTTACGGGTAATATTGAATATGTAAAACATCACAATTCACATTTAGCATTTTCATATTATACATCACCATTTAATGATGCAGTTGGTATATCAATTGATGGTGTTGGTGAGTGGGAAACCGCATTGGCTGTAAAATGTAAAGATAATACTTTTGAAGAAATTAATTCTATGAAATTTCCAAACTCATTGGGATTAGTTTATTCAACTATTACTGCGTATTTAGGATTCAAACCAAATAATGGTGAATACAAAGTAATGGGATTAGCACCATATGGTGATGCATCAAAATATAAACACATCTTCGATAAAATATTCAGATTTGATAAAAATGGATTTATAGAAATAAATCAAAAATATTTTACTTGGCAATACTCCAATACGGATATGTACACATATGATTTGGTCAAACTAATTGGTATAGAACCAAGAGAACCTGAATCAAATATAGAACAACATCATATGGATATAGCAGCAGCTTTACAAAGGTGGTATGAGAGCTGTTTTTATTTTTTTGTAAATAATTGTATGCAACAATCCGATTCTTCCAATTTAGTATTAGGAGGTGGTTCTGCTTATAACGGAACTGCTAATGGTAAATTACAAAAACATACATCGATTAAAGATTTATGGATTCCATTTGCACCATCTGATGCCGGTTCTGCTATTGGTGCTTGTTTATATTATTGGCATAATATATTAGATAATCCAAAAGTAATTGATGGTGATAATATTTCACCATATTTGGGACCACAATGGACTAGAGATGAAATAGTTAATATCTTATCAAAAGCAAAATCCGAACACAACGAATTGGATGTTAAAATTTATAATGATAAAGCAAAACTATTAACTAAAGTTTCTAAATTAATAAATGATGGTAATATAATTGGTTGGTTTCAAGGTAGAACTGAATTTGGTGCAAGAGCATTGGGTAATCGTTCTATTTTAGCAAATCCACATTTGCCGGATGTTAGAGATAGAATTAATAGGGTTGTTAAAAAGAGAGAAATGTTTAGACCATTCGCTCCATCAGTAACTTTTGAAGACTATGAAACATATTTTTCTTCCGAAAGTGAAGTTCCATATATGAATCAAGTAGTTAAAGTAACAAATTACAAACCAATACCATCTGTAACGCATGTCGATGGTTCTGCTAGAATTCAGACTGTTAAAAGAGAAATGAATCCATTATATTATGATTTATTAAAACACTTTGAAAAGGTATCAGGAACACCAATACTTTTAAATACTTCATTCAATTTAAGAGGACATACAATGACAAATGACCCACAAAAGGCAATTTGGACATTTTTAAATTGTGATATGGATTATTTGGTAATTGGTAATTTTATAATTAGTAAGAAATGAAATTATACGCATACGGAGATAGTTGGACAGAAGGACAGGGATGTAGGTTAGAAGATGAATCTAATTTAAAAGATAGAATGGTTCTAAAGGATTTTAGAAACAAATATTCTTGGCCAATCAAATTAGCTAATAAATTAAATTGTGACCACGAAAACAATGGTTGGAGTGGTAAAGCAAATAACTTAATATTCAATGAAGTTATTAACGATTTAAGAAATGGAAAAATACATAAAGGTGATTTAGTAGTAATTATGTGGAGTTCTTCTCTAAGAGACCATGTACATTTTTTACCAAAAGGAGAATGGATTAGTTGGTCTATAAAAGAGCTTACATTATTACCACATAAATTTTTTGAATCATATAAATTTGGCGATGATAAATACAACTCCTTTTTAGAAGATTATAAACGATTCTTTTTAGAGAATATGTTTAACCAAAATTATTATAATATTATAAATCAGAATTATATCGTTTTTTTACAAAAAATGTTAGAGAGTTATGGTGTAAAATGTGTAATGTTAGATGCGTTTGATATGATGGTGCAGGATTTAAATAAAGAAGATGATATAACTCATCTGATAAATAAAAATAACTATTGGGGCTTCGGAAAGCAAACAATTAGAGATTACTTAGTAAAAGTATCAGATGAATCGGCTTGGGAATATCCACAACCATTTGAAGAAATACCATCTAAACATCCAAATGAAAACGGATATAATCTAATAAGTGAAGAACTTTATAATTATATAGTAAAGAATAACATAATTTAATATGGGAGCAGAATTTCAATTATTCGATGGTAAAAACCTATCATCGTTATTTAAAGATATATACGAAAACCAACAAAACAAAAAGAAGAACATTTCAGAAATGATTGAATCACTTCGTAAGTTAATTAAGAATGTTGGCGAAGCAACTGTACTTGCACCAATCATTAGAGATTTAATAGATACATCGGTTAAGAATGATGACCATTTAATTAAACTCGCAACAATTGCACAAAGATTAGCAGCAGCTGAAGCTAAAGGTATTGGTGAAGATGGTTGGTTAAGTGAGCACGAAAAAACTCAATTACTTACTGAATTAGAAGACACAGTGAATGAGTTAGATAAAAAGAATGAAGAAAAATTGGTTGATATTCAAATAGAATTGGATGATATTAAATCAAAAATATAATGTTTGATATTACAAATAATAATGAATCATTAAATAAAAAATCTAATAATTTAGAAATTTTTATATCCAAAGTAATTCGGGTATTTAAAACAGAAGATGATTTTTTAGATTTAGATAAAGATAATGATTATGTAAGTGTTTATAATGATAATACGGATATATCAAAAAAAGATACCAAATATTATGGTGCGATAGACTTTAAAGTTAATGATACATTTTCCGTTGATAAATTATATCATGCATTTCCATTTGATAAAAATAATTTCACATTTCCATTAGTTGGTGAAACTGTATTAATTTTAAATTTAAATGGGCAATATTTTTGGTTACCATATAGTGTTACGATATATCCAAATTTTAGAGAAGATTATAAAACATCGGAATTACTTAATACATCGGAATTATCTGAAACAAATAAAGCTTCTAAATCTAATGATTATAAAAAGCAAAAAGAAACTGGAATATCCACATCATCTTCCGGCAATCAAAAAGAAAAGCAGCCGGATTATATTGTTAAAGAAAATATTAAATTTTTAAAACCAAAAGAAGGCGATACGATTCTACAAGGTAGAGTTGGTAATACAATTCGTTTTAGTGAATTTTTCTTAACAGAAGATGATAAAACATCATCACCTTCTATATTCATTCGTAACAAACAAAATTCCGAATTGGATTCGAAACCAATCGGTACATTGGTAGATGAGGATATCAATAAAGATGGTACATCGATTTATATTACATCTAATAAAGTAAAAGTACCATTTACTGAAACTATTAAAAAAACCAAAATAGGATTTAAAGAATATCCAAATTCTAAAGATTTAAGTGGTGACCAATTATTTATTAATTCTGATAGAATTGTATTATCTGCAAAAGCAAAAGAATTTATTATTTTTGGTAAAGGGAATACGGGCGTTATAACGGATGGTAATTATTCAATAGATGCTGAAAAAGAAATATACTTACATAATAAACAAAATGTAACAATTCATTCCGAAGGTTCTAATCAAATATTTTTAAATTCAGAAAATGGTAAAATATATTTAGGTAAAAATAAAGGAGAAGGAGCAGCTGGAGCAGCGGTTCAAAAGATGGTATTGGGAGGTGAGTTAGTAAAACTAATGGGTGAGTTAATCGATGAAATAACTAAGCAAGTATATGCAACTCCGGTTGGACCTACTGCAACTGGACCGACAAACGTAGCAGCATTTAAAGCAATCAAAGGAAAATTAAATACGTTACTATCTGCTAAAAACTATTTAAGTAAATCATAATGTCTTGGACACTATTCAAAGTAAATGTTTTAAAATCAATGGTATCTTTTCAATTTTCAAAAGATATGGATGCCTTTGCTGATTTTTATGCAAATGAATACGACCAATGTATAAAGAGAGGTGGTGATATGTTATATGGTGTTCCTATTATGAATGGGAACGTTAGTGGAATGTCGGATGTTATTAAGAGAGCACTTAAAAAAGGACAAGATAGTGGTGGTGAAAACTTTAATATATTACAAGAAATATATCCCGCAGCATTTGATGCATATTGGTTAGGAGCTGAAATGGCACCAATACCAAATCCGTTATTAAAGCCGGCTGGATGGCAATCTACCCCACCTGCTCCAGGTTCTATTATGAATATCGGACCAAATCCAATTATGTTAGCATCTTCAGCTGCTTTACATAAAGCTGAAGTAGAAGCTACCAAAGCATTGGAAGATAAATTGAAAGAACAAACTATTAATATACCACAAATTGGCGAAGTTAATGTTTATGAAATTATTCAAAAAATATTAAAAAAAGAACCAATTGATTCCAAAATATCCAATCATCCTGCAATCAAAGCCGGAAAAAGTATAATACAAAAAGCAAAACAAGCTAAAAAGAAAAAACCATCAATAGGTTCTCAATTAAAAAAATCAATTAAATTCCCATTTCCAGAATTACCAAAGAAAAAGGAAATTATAGAAAAAGCTAAGAATAAACTAATAGATACAGCAGTAGAAGAATTAAAAAATCAATTAATTATACCAATTGAAGCGGCAATATTGGCACCAATTATATCAGTTATACAAACGGCAGTGGCGTTATCAAATAGCATTCCATCTCCAAAACCAACTCCTCCTCAAATTAAAAAATTTGTAAAAGATACAATAGATGGAGTTGTACCCGATATAGAATTGCCAGGCATTACTATACCAAAGATGCCAACTAAAGAGGAATTAAAGAAAATGGTAGATGATAAATTGCCAACTAAAGAGGAATTATTAGCTATGGCTTATGATATGATTAAGGATAAGATACCACAAATTCCTAATATATTTTTCATACCACCAACCATTAAATTTAGCTTTCAAACGAATATAATGCTTAATCCATTTGTAAATGTAGCTAAAACACATTTAATGGGTTCGGGTGGGATAATGTCTGTAATAGCACAATACCCACCACCAGCTCCACCTGCACCCGCAATATTAAATTGGAGTGGATATAAAATCATAGGTTAATACATTCGTATTAAATTTATTCTTTCAATATTTATTACTAAACATATACACAATTATTATGGATTCAAAATTATTAGTAGGTTTAATTAAGGAAGTTGTTAAAAGCGAAGTTAAACAACAAGTTAAAGAAGAATTAGCTAAATTAATTAAATCTGGTGCGGTTACATTGAACTCACACAAAAAAACAACATCTCCATCATTGAGAGAGATGACAGAAGTTGCTCCTACGCCTGTTAGAAAGCAACAACCAATTGTACAACAACAAAGACCTCAAATCAAAAAGGAATTTTCTAAAGACCCTATGATTAATGAGATTTTAAATATGACACAACCATTTACATCAGAACAACGCAAAGAAGGAGTTCAAGCGGTTGGAAGTGTATTGGATATGATTAAGCCCGAATTAAGAGTTGATGAAAGTGAGTGGGAAACTATGGATTTTAGAGATATAAATGTACCAGCAGGTACACCAACATTTGAATCAACGGGTGATGGATTACAAGATGCTACAATAAAAGCATTGACAAGAGATTATTCAGAATTAGTAAAGAGATTTAAATAATGGCAATAGAGCTTGGTAGAGTAAGTACAAAGGATTTAGCAGATAATTCTTATAAATCATTGGGTATTGGAATTAATAGACGTTCCGATTCCAATGGTATTTTTGCTACAAACTATACTACTATTAAGCAAACCAGAGATAATCTTATAAATCTAATAATGACTAGAAAGGGTGAAAGAGTTATGCAAGCGGATTTTGGATGTGATATTCATAGAATAATATTTGAACCAATATATGGTGAAGATATTAAAGATAGAATAATTGATTCAATTGAAGATGCGGTAGCTATGTGGATGCCATTTGTATCAATAGATAATGTAGATTTTCCATTTGATGATGCGGATATAGATAATAATAAAATAAATGTTTCTATAAAATTTTCATTAAGAATTAATCCAAATATAAAAGAAACAATAGAAATAACGATAAATCAATAATAAAAAATGGCTATCAAACCGTTAAATAAAACTTGGGGTAATAACAAAGACTTAACATACGTTGGTAAAGATTTTGCTAGCTTTAAACAAAATTTAGTAGAGTTTACAAAAACATATTTCCCAAATCAATATTCAGATTTTAATGAAGCATCTCCTGGTATGGTATTTATTGAGATGGCAGCAGCAGTTGGTGATGTTTTATCATTTTACCAAGATACTCAATTAAAAGAATCAATGTTATCCCATGCTACGGAACGTAAAAATGTAATAGCATTGGCACAATCTATGGGATATAAGCCAAAAGTAACATCGCCGGCAGTAACTACAATGACTGTGTATCAATTAGTTCCAGCTATTAGTGATACTACAAATAAATATTCACCAAATCCATTATATTTTTTAAAAATAAAAGATGGTATGGAAATAACATCAACTACAAATCCAAATATTGTTTTTAGAACAACGGATTCTGTAGATTTTTCAAATGAAACTGATAGAGAAATTGATGTATATGAAAGAAACGCAGCAACAGGAGAACCTACATTTTATTTAGTTAGTAAAAAAATAAAAGCAATTTCTGCTAAAGAAAAAGATACAACTATTACTTTTGGAGATACTATCGATTATCCATTTGCAACAATAAATGAAACAAATATAATTGGAATAACTTCGGTAGTAACGGATGGTACTAATACTAAATGGTATGAAGTTCCTTATTTAGCACAAGAGAGTGTTTTTGTTGAGCAACCAAATACGGAAGTGAATACTGGCAATTTAAGTACATCATCTTCGGTAGTACCATATATTTTAGAAGTGCAAAAAGTACCAAATAGATTTAGTGTAAAAGTAAATACAGATAATACAATGGATTTGCAATTTGGAAGTGGTGATACTACGATGAATGATGAACAAATTTTACCAAATTCAAAAAATGTAGGATTAGGATTATCAAATTCAATTAATAGATTAAATCAAGGAATCGACCCATCTAATTTTTTAAAAACAAATACATTTGGAATAGCTCCTTCTAATAAAACATTAATAGTAAAATATTTAGTAGGAGGAGGTGTAGAATCAAATGTGAATTCAGGCGATTTAACAACTATCTCTAGAATACAATTTGAAGAAGATTTATTATCTATAATAGACTTACCAACCTATTCTCAAATAAAAGGTAGTGTAGCGATTGAAAATTTAGAGCCAGCTGTTGGTGGTAGAAGTTCTGAATCAATTGAAGAAATTAGACAAAACGCATTAGCAACATTTGGTTCTCAAAATAGAGCAGTAACTAGACAGGATTATATTGTAAGAGCATTAAGTATGCCGGAAAGATATGGTAGTGTTGCAAAAGTTTATGTGAGTCCAGATGGTGAGATTGATAATAATTCTCCATCATCTATATTAGCAAGTCCTAATAATATAGCAGAATTTGTTGGTATAGTTGAATCTTTAAAAGATAAATCTAAATCCGAAATCCAAAAGGAATTGGTTAAATATTTAAAGCAAAAGAGAGGAAATTTATCAGAAATAAATAATCCATTTGCAATTAATATGTATATTTTGGGATATGATAGTGATAAAAAACTAACAAATATAAATCAAGCAGTTAAACAAAATCTTAAAACATATTTAGGCGAATATAGAATGTTAACAGACGCTGTTAATATTATGGATGGATTTGTTGTAAATATTGGGATAGATTTTGATGTAATTTGTTATCAAAATTATAATAAAAGAGAAGTTTTAGCAAATTGTTTAACCGAAATGCAAAATTATTTTGATATTGATAATTGGACATTTAATAAACCAATTAATATTTCTGAAATAGAATTAATTTTAGCAAATATAGAGGGTGTAATGAGTGTTCCATCTGTAAAAATATACAACTTATGTGCAGGTGATGGCAACTATTCGCCAAACAAATATAATATAGAACAAGCAACAACAGGAAAGATTGTCTACCCTTCCTTAGACCCTTGTATCTTCGAAGTTAAATATCCTAACAAAGACATAAAAGGGAGGGCACTATAATGCATATATTTTATACATCATCATATGACGCAAGTATATATCTTCAACAACCTGAACAAAATGCGGGTAGAGATGAGATATTGGAAGTAGGTAAACTATATTATGGTTCTACTATGGATATTGCTAGAACTTTAATAAAATTTAATGTTTCAAATTTAGAAACTGGCAGCGGATGGAAAGCTTATTTAAATCTTAAATCAGCCAATTCAGAAGAAATACCATTGGAATATACTATTTACGCAAATGCAATTTCTCAAAGTTGGACTATGGGAACTGGCACTAAATTTGATAATATAACATCAGATGGAGTTAGTTGGTATTATAAAAATGGAACTAATAAATGGATGGATTATGTGGCAATACCAAATTCATATGTGAGTGGCTCTGATACGGGTTCTATATCAAATGGAGGTGGTGGTACTTGGTACACTGCATCTATGGCATCCCAATCTTTTAGTAATGAACCGGATGACATTAGAATGGATGTTACTAATATTGTAAATTTATGGGTTAGCGGTAGTTTAAATAATAATGGATTTATAATTCACCATCATACATCTGCGTCTGTTGATTCAAATGATTATGGCGTTCTTAAATTCTTTTCAAAAGAAACTAATACAATATATCAACCAAAATTAGAAATAGTTTGGAATGATACATCTATTAATACTGGCAGTTTAGCACCAACAACGGGTTCAGCACAAGATGGATATAAAGTCGTATTAACCAATCTTAAAAATAAATATATTAAAGATAGTAAGGTAAAAATAAGAATAAAAGGTAGAGATATGTACCCATTGAAATCATTTGGTACTACATTTGAATACGACCAAACTAAATATTTACCATCTACTACTTATTATCAATTAGAAGATTATGTAACATCGGAAGTAATATACCCATTTGGAACATATACACAATTAAGTTGTGATAGTACTTCTAATTATTTTAATATGAATTTAAATACTCTTCCTGCAAATAGAGTATATAAATTAAAAATAAAAATAATAGAAGGTGGTGTATCAACTATTATTGATGATAAATTAATCTTTGAAATAGTAGAATAATGACAGGACTAGAAGCAATTGCATTAAAATTAGAAGAAAAAAGAAAATCTGATTTAGAAAACATATTATCTATATCGGGTTCACAAGCTATTGCTAAAAATGAATATGGTGTTACTTTTGTTAATGAAAATAATGTAGCATCATCTTTGGTATTTAAAGAATTAACAAAACCAAAATACGATAATGATGAGATTGTAAAAGCTATTGATTTAAATATTAAAGAACTTAAACCAAATATTCCAAAATCAAATTTAGATTTAGTTCCAAAACCTTTATATGATGAGGAAGTTGCAAATAACGAAGATTTAAGAAAGCAAGTATCGGATTTAACAACAGAAGTTAGTAATTTAAATTCAACTATAAGTGATTTAGAATCCCAAGTTCAAAGTGAAATTAATAATAGATTATCAATTGAACAATCTAACGATGCATTAGTTAATCAATTAAATACGTTAACACAAACTATTGATGATTTTGCTTTACAAATACAAAACTCACTACAAAAATCAGTAGAGGAAGGCATTCTTAGAGCATCTTTACAATCTCAAAATACAGGATTTAAAGCACAAATTCAGGCATTGATTAAACAAATTGACTCATTGAATTCCATTATTGAAGGTTTGCAATCTCAATTAGGAGCAGTTCAAAATCAACAAGCGATTGTACAAGGTACACAGGCTCAAGCTATGGCTGCTGGAGCAGATGTAATAAATGATGTAGCAATTGTTAAATTAGAACCAAAAGAAGATGCAAACGCTTTAGATTTGTGGGCTAGATTTAGTGCTAATGGTGATAACCAATGGAAAAATGGAAAAAAATTATCAATAACAAATAATGATAAACAACCAATAACAATAGCAATTACAACAACTAATCCAAAAAATAGAGAATTTTATAAAATACCAACAAAGAGCTTTACAATTGATGCAGGTCAACAAAAAGATGTAGAATTTACATTAGATTCAAATGCAGTTGGTGATTTAGATTCTCGTAAAAAAGGAGGTTGGTTTAACGGAAAATCACATTCAGCAGAATATAAAGATGGTTCTTTAAAAGTAACAATTACACGTTCTGATGGAACGGCTAAATCAAAAGAATATTCAGCCGGCTTTGGTAAATATCACCCAGATTCATACTAATAAAAATGAGCATTAAGAAATATACAAATATAGATAATATAAATAATAATTCGGAAAACGTTGGGCAATTTTTGCAATCTGAAGATTTATTTATTGTAAATCAAAATCAAATAGAAGATACTGATTTTGGAGATTGTAGATATGATGTAATGGAGGTATCGGTGTATGATATTAATAATAATTTACTTCCTCATAAATCTGGCAAAAATGTTGCTTATATTAAAACGGGCGATATTAAAAACTATATGTACAACCTTACTAATAAGGGTGGGCAAAAAGAATTGGCAATTGATATTGAAAAATTATTAAATGATTTAGGATTTACAAATGGTATTCTTAAAGTTAATATTAACTTTGTTAGAAATAGAGTAGGTAGCGATAATGAATTGACTAAAGTTTGGATACATGAAATATCACCATCTAGAACGGAAATTAGAATATTACCATTAAAAACTAAAAATGATAATATTAATAATATTACTAATAAAGAATTTAAAAATATAAATAATTTAAATAAAGATTTTAAATATTATAAAAAAAATATATTAGATTCTTTGGATGGAATTGAAAATACTTATTTAACTTCTATTGCCAATGCAATGACTAATAGATTTGGTAAAGATTTTGAATCTATTTTACGAAAAGATTTTGGATTATCCGATTTTAATGGATTTAAAAAAAGAGTATTTTCAGATTTTAAAACGAGTATAAACTATTGGCTTAATAATAAAGAGTATATTATATCTCAATCGAATTATGGTAAAAAATCTATAATTAGATTTGAAGATTGTGAGCAATATGATTTTCAATTTTTATTAAATGAAATTCCAAATATTTTAAGAGATTGTATAGATTATCATACTAAAACTTTAAAAAGAAGAGATATTACAATTAAAGCTTTACCTAAAGAATTTGAAATTACAACAATCAAAAAACAAACACAAGATTTAGTTGGAAGTATTTCTATAAAAGAAGAAAAAATTAGAAATATATACAATCCGCAAAATGTTAATTTGAATGCAAGAGGAGTTGGCGGATATAATCCACCAAAAGATATAGTAGTTCCAATAGAACTACCTCCTGCTCCAATAGAAATAGAACCATTACCAATCAAACCATTACCAATAGAAGAAACTCCAATTAAAGTAATAAAACCAACTCCGGAGCCAGAACCTAAACCAATAGTTAAAGAAGAACCAATAATCGAAGAGCCAACAAAGCCAATCGAAGATATTATACCAACTCCATCATATGGAGGCGGCGGAGGTGGTGGATACACCGGAGGTGGTTATGAGGATGGTCGTGGTGGATTAGGAAGAGAACCATATCTCTATGAAATCAATCAAAGAGAAAATATACAATAGGATATTTATAATAAACTAACAAAGAGTGGTAAAAGCATTAGAAAATATTTTTGGAGGAGAATCTACATTAACTTCATATAATGGTAATGGTTCTTATGAAGCGTTTCCATCTATGGATTTAGGTGGAGGTGGTGGTGGCGGTGGATATACTCCACCTGTTACACCAAATCCAATATATGTACCACCAACATATTCAGAACCAATATTAAATAATATTATTAAAATAGTATTATCATCTAATAATGGTGAAGTTGAATTTTTAGAAAATGGAATTTCAAAAGGATATGGCGTAAATAACACTATAACATATTCACCATCTACTTCATTTAATAGTTCTAAAAAATATGAAGTAATTAAGAATGGATACAAATCAAATCAATATTATGAAGTTTCTATAAAAAAAACATATCAAAATATTGATTATAACTATTCGAACAACTATGTAAATAATGGGAGTTATAATGTAGCCGATGCATTTGGATTAAATACATATCAAAATTCAAATATATTCAATTGGAATTATAATATTCAACCAACTGTAACCGCAATTGATTACCAATATTCGGAGATACTAAGTGTACAAGAATATACATTACAATCTGATGGTAGTTATATACCAACTAATACTAATACATTTAATTTTGGTACAATTCCTTTAAATTTTAATTTAATTGGTAATAATATACCAATATCTGATAATCCAATATTGGATGAACCAATTATAATTAATAATCCACCACCATTACCAAGAGTAGTAGAATATGAGATTGCATTTTCATCAAATTTCAGACAAGAATTATCAGAAAATGTAGCACTTTCTTATACAATTTTTAAAAACGATGGTAGCGTATCCGATAGTGGTAATCTAAATTTATCAAATAGTAATATTATCAGAGAAATCGATAGTAGTAATCTAAATGGTAGAGTTGATTTTAAAATAGAATATGTAAATAAACCAACCGAATATAGTTTAGTAAACATATATCAAACAACAAATACTGCTAAATTAGCAGAAGCACAACCTGATTCTATTGATTTTACAAAATGGAATACACAAAATTCTGCATTTTCACTTCCAGCCCAACAATTACAATCGGGTGTATCTATTGTAGTATTTTTTGAAAAAGAAATAAATGTAGCTAGACCTATAATAAGTTTAGATACTACACAATATAGTGTACAAGTTAAAGATTCTGATTTAGAAAAAGAAATAAATATTCCATTCAATACATCTAATACGGATAATGTAAGAGTTTATATTGATGGAAAATCGGATACAACTTTAGTTTCTGCACAAAATGGATTTGTAAAATTATATTTCCAAAAAGACTTTAGTGAAGTATATGGAACTAAAAAAATAGTTTTAGTAGCCGAAAGTTCTCGTTATGGAACAGGTGATTCGGTTACCGCTTTAGTTACATTTATAGCTGTAAATGATTTCCCATCTATTACTGAAATAACATATCCAACATCTTTGGATATACCATCGTTTTCGGATTTTAATATAGATTTAAATTACGAATACATAACATTTGCATCATCTACAATAGATGTAGATTTAAAAGCAAAAGATGGTAGTAGAATATCTTTATTCAAAAACTTAATACCAAACGGAAATATTTCTATTAATATAAAAACATTAAGGGAAAGATTTTCAAATTGGAATGGAAGCGATAACGTTACTTTAATATTTAAACCATTTAATAGAAGTGGTTCTGAAGAATTAATTGGTAATGAATATGAAGTAAAGACCAATTTAATGATTCCATCTATTCAATTAGATGAAAATATATTTTCGACAGCTATATTTGAAGTATTTTCAAACATACTAAGTGTAGTTGAACCTGAAAAAGAAAGTAAGTATTTAACACATCTTGCTAATTTTGATAACAACGAACAAATTTTAATTTCTACTTGGGAAAATGATAATTGGACATTATCATCTAAGAGGCAAGATAATTTAGGTAATACTATAATTGAAAATGAAGTAGATAGTATTTTATTAAAATTATACGAACCAATTCCATCCAATGTTGTTCCAAATTCTACATTTTGGATAACTAAACTAATGGCAAATCCATTAGTTGAAACCATTATATTAACAGAACAAGATGGATTAAGTTGCCCTCCATTAAAAGGACCTAATTTTAATATAGATGTTGATTTTATAAGCGGACAATCTACAAATTTTGAATCATTAGATGGTTTGATACTAAGTTCATCCGTATCTAATACACAATTAATATCTACATATTTAAGTGGTTCAGCATTTGATGTTACCAATCTAAACATAGAATATGTAAGCGGTTCAACTTACCTATGGAATAATTTTATACATTTTAGCTCAGCAAAAGAAAGAGTTGATAATCTTGTTTATAAAGTTCAATTAATAGAAGCTTATGATAATTTAATACAATCCGCATCTACTGATATTACTAATACAGGGTTTATTAATTCATTAGCTAATCAGCAAGAATTAGAAAGACAAAATACTAAAAGAAATCAATTAATAAATGGATTCGATGGATTTGAAAAATTCCTATACACATCCTCATCTATGTCTTGGCCGTATAGTGGAAATGATATAGAATTAAGTACATCTAATTTAGTTTCTGTATGGTATGATAACATTATAGAATTAGCAGAAATATATGATAATAATAACCAAAATTATATATTAAACAATATACCACAATATATTGTAAATAATGAAGATAATGATAGTTTACTATTATTCTTTTCAATGATTGGTCAACATTTTGATTCGATTTATTATTATACAAAATCAATTGAAAGAAGTAGAGGATTAGGATATAAACAATCTGGCGGAATATCTGATAAACTTTTATTTGATAGTTTAAAATCATTTAGTTGGGATGCTAAAAACTTATCAGCAGATACTCAATTATGGAATTATGTATTTGGTACAAATGATGTACAACTAAATCCTGCTAAACAAAGAACGCATGAAGTTTGGAGAAGAATCATAAATAATTTACCTTATTTATTAAAGCATAAAGGTACACGAAGAGGTATATACGCATTATTGAGTTGTTATGGTATTCCATCATCAAATCTTTCAATTTTAGAATTTGGAGGACCGGAAGTAAGTGATACATCAAAAACTAAATTAGTTTATGATAATATAACTACTGCTTTAAAAATGACATTAACATCATCTATTGAATTGGATTGGATAAATACTGATAAAGGTACAAAACCAAATACAATTGAATTATTCGTAAAACCAAATAATATTTCAGGTTCAACTATAATATCTGGAAGTGGTTGGAATGTAATGTTAAGTGGTTCATCGGATAGTGAATATGGTAAAGTAATATTTAATTATGGTGGCGTACAACCATTAACATCATCGGTATTACCAATATTCAATGATAAGTTTTTTGGATTATCTGTAAGTAGTGGTTCAAATGTATTAAAATTAGATTTAAGACAATCAAATAAAGAAAAAACAATATTTGAACAGTCTATAACTTCATCTGTATCTAATAATTGGAATAATGGTTCTAAAATAAAAATTGGTGGATATTATAGTGGTAGTATAGATGAGTTCCGTTTATGGTCTGAAGTATTAGATACTGAAAGATTTTATGAACACGTTTCATTCCCAGAAATGATAAATGGTAATAGTATTTCGGCATCAACTTCCGATTTATATTTCCGTTTAGATTTTGAATATCCAAAAAATTTAACGCAAACTACATCTTTAATAAATGTTGCAAATAATATTTTTTATCCTAAATCTTTTGTAAGAAATAGCTTTGAAAATACGGGTAGTATTATAAATGTAACATCAACAATTGGTGCACCAATAAGTGCATCAGCTTTAAATTTTACACCAATTACTTCATATCCTTATCAATTTGAAGCAATAGATAGAAGCGTTGTATTAGAAATACCAGATATGGGTTCTAGTAGATATTCAACCAATAAAGTTAGATTTGAATCTCAAACGGATTTTAATGGTAATGATGTAAGTGGTGGAGTTGATTTATCATCAAAAAATAGAGCAACTAAAAAAGCATTCGACCAAGCTCCAACCGATTCAAATAGAGTTGGTTTATTCTTTTCTCCTACAAAAGAATTGAATATTGATATTGCTAAATCATTTGGTGGAATCAATTTAGATAATTATATTGGTGACCCATCGGATGATTATAAATCAAATTATTCTCAATTAGATTCTTTAAGAAATTATTATTTTGAAAGATTTGATGGTAGAGATATTTACGCATACATTAACTTAATCAAACTATATGAGAAATCTATGTTTGAAGATATTAAGAAAATGTTGCCAGCTAGAGTTAAAGCTAGTACGGGTTTATTAATTGAACCACACATTTTGGAAAGAAGCAAAGTAGCAAGAAAAAAACCTTCAGCAGATGAATATCAAAAAGATGCATCGATTCATTTTTCCGATACTACTATATTTTTAGCAGAAAATCAACAATATGAAACAACTATTGATGGTGATTTATCTGAAAATTTATTTGGTGAAAATAATCAATATGATGGTACAATATACACTGCTTCAATAGATAAAACATTTGCAGAATCATATCAATTAGATAGTTTAATTAATCCAAATGATAATTTGAATCAAATGGCAGAATCGTTTCAAAACGATGTTACAATTGATGCTGGATTAGGTGAAGCTAGTATTTTAACGGAAATTGATATTTATGATATAAACACATTCGTTGGACAAAGTGATTATGAGAATGTTGGATTTGGTATATATGCACAAAACGGACATGCAATTAGAACATATTTTGATAAAAATGGTAGACGTGTTAAAGAACGAATCAAAGTAGATTTAATTAAAGAACAAAAACAAAGAGATGTAGTTGCGTACAATATAGTAATAGATGGAAAAGGTGACTCACGTGGTGGTTATCATTTAACATCTTCTATTTATTATGAAACAAAATTAAACATTCAACCATATTCCGGTTCAAAAGTAATTAATGCTGGAACAGGAAGTATAGTTGAAGTAACAAAAGTAAACGGATATTTACCAACACATTATAGAAATACTTCCGATTTAACAAAAGGATTAGAAAATTCTTTTTATAGAGGTTCAAAAAATACGGCTGCAACTACTTTAGATGGTAGTTCTCCTATTGAAACATTTGTAACTAATCCAAATACGTTAAGAGTTAATAAGACTGGAAGAGATAGTTCTGAACCAATTTTGGAAGTTGAGTAATAATTTTTATAAAATGTATATTTATTAACAAATGATATAATACAAAACTATGGGATATTTAAGTAATACAGAATTAACAGTTGATGCAATCCTTACAAAAAAGGGTAGAGAAAAACTGGCAGCTGGACAAGGATTAAACATTACTCAATTTGCATTAGCAGATGATGAGATTGATTACTCTCTTTATGAGCCAGCACATCCATTGGGTTCTTCATACTATGATGCAGCAATTAAAAATATGCCTGTATTAGAAGCTAATCCAGATGAAACACAAGTAATGAAATACAAATTAGTAACATTACCAAAAAATACAACTCGTATTCCGGTTGTTGAATTTGGTGTTCCTAATATTGCAGTAAATCAAAGAAGTGGTGAAGTTTCATTATCGCCAACAACATCTCCAGCCGGAAATAGAAGAATGGGATATACCATTATTCTTTCTAATAAAAGCGCAGGTGATATTGTAGGAGAAGGAGTTAGTGCTGATGTTGGTACTGTGCCAGTATTTATTGGCGATGATGTATCGGCAACTGCAGCAATCGCAAAAGGATTATCATTTAAATTTATTCCAAACCCATCTTTAACTTCGACTATCAGAACAACAATAACTGTTTATGGTAATGAAACGGGTGGTTCACAAACAATTCCAGTAACCGTAACATACGTTCAATAATATAAACTATGGCATTAATTAGAGATAATAGAGGACAACTCTTAGCAAGTAATTTATCACAATACTTAGCAGGCGCAGCAAATACAGCAGGCACTCCAATAGATACTAACGAAATGGTTAGAATCTTAAACCAATTTTTGGGCGAAGGAGAGCAAATCAGCTCCGACTTAACAACTGTAACGAATGGTATTTACAAAAAATTTGGTGCTATTGATAAAGTAACTAATAGAACCGAAATCGTAACTTCAGGAATTTGGAGTGGTGAAACGGGTTCATTGGATGTAAATTCTACATACACATCATCTGCACAAATTGCAAGTGTAAGTGGTAAATATTATATTAATGTTTATAACGGATTAACAGCATCAGATGCATCTGAAGTTCAATTTTCAATTGCATATGGTGATAAAGATGGATATGGTGCACCAACTTTACAACAAACTGATTCATCTACAATGCCAACCAAAGCTACTTATAATCAATATGCAAACGTATTGTTAGAAAGTGGTGATTCTTATTTTAGTGTATATAGTGGTACAACCGCTGGTGGTTTAGATTTAAGAAATTTCTACGCAATCAATATTAATAGAGCTAGATATAAAGAAAGATTAGACCCAGGTAACATCTCAATTGATTTATCAGGTTCATTAAGAAGTATTACTTTAATTGATGATAGTGGTGGAACTGATGAAAATGTGACAACCGCAGGAAGAGTTTATAACTTAGTTAGTGGTTCATTAAATATTGGTTCGGCATTAACCGCATCAATAAATAGTGCAACCGCATCAAATGGACAGGGATGGGGATTATTCTATCCTGATATGGGAATTATCTTATTAAACCCAGCAGCATTGAGTTCATCTGTTGATGTTAAATTAGCACCGGCATATGGTTCACAAAAAGATGTATATCATAACATTGCTTTAAGTGGTTCTACATATAGTGCAAACTCTGGTTCAGTAATGTTATTACGTTCTTTAGGTGGTGGTAATGATTTCCAAGTTCGTAGAACTGAAAACGTTTCTACATCTCATTATTTCGTAAGAGCAAACAATAGAGAATTTAACTTCTCAAACAACCCAACATTTGTAACAGGTTCAACTGGCCAATTTGTACAATCATTATTTGAAAGAGACCCGCATGTTTATATTACAACTGTAGGTTTATATGATGATGCAAATGAATTATTAGCAGTAGCTAAAACTTCTAAACCAATTGAAAAATCATTTGATAAAGAAGTAGCAATCAAAGTTAAATTAGATTTTTAAAAATAAAGAGTAACGTTAAATATAACTAAAGACCCAACCTTAAAAAGTTGGGTTTTTGTTTAATAAGATATTTATATACGATATGTTAAAAAGAATACCAAAATCGGATATTAGTATTAGGCCATTTAAGGCTTACAAAGAATGGAGCTTTAGTGGTTCAGCTGCAATCGCAGAACCAAGAATTGCATTGTTAGAAGCTTCTGCATCTTCAACGGATATATCTGGTCAATTTCCTAAGAATTCAATATATGGTCAATTAAGAGCACAATTTTATAATGGTAATGGAGATAACCCATTTACAAGAACAGGTAATAAATCATCAACATATTCAAATAAACGATTAACATCTGAAAGATATTTAAGCGGTTCGGCAAAAGTGATTTCCATTCCACAAATTTATGTTGGAGAAGGAATAAAAAAAGGTTCGGTTATTTTAACGGATAATAAAAATTTATCAACGGAATTTTCTTATACTGATGACTCATATGGTAATTTGCAAGATTATAGAGATAAGATTATTATATCTAGAATTGATATGGGCGATACGATTGGTAATCAATTAATAAATTTTACAGATTTATCGGAATATGTTTATAGTGCATCATTTGAAGAAATACCGGGTGATGCGGTTGATATACAAAATGGAACATTGGATATTATATATAATGGTCGTCCGCAACCAACGATACAATTGATTAGTTTAGATATTGAATCGGGTATTGCAATTGCAGAAAATATTCCGTTTTTACCAAAAGAATCGCAGGGTATTAAAATTGGTAATATATTTTATAATCAGGGATTAATAGTAATAACTAGAGATGTAGCTGAGAAATTACAAAGTCAATGGCAGTTAGATTATAAATCTACAAAAACAATTTACGAAAATGAATATTTATTAATAGTAAATGAAGATGAATTCAATGTTTCACAAAATCCAACTGCAATAGTAGAAGTAGGAAAAGAAACGGAATTTATAACTGGTTCGGATGGTAAAATATATAAAACAACCACAAACCCAGGTGTTAAATATATTAAAAAATTAACAGCGTTAGAAAACGGAAATATATTAGATTATAGATTTAGTGGTTCGGTAGGAAATAAAAAAGCAGGATTTGAACACTACGACTTAAGTGGTTCAATAGATAGTACGGGTTCATTCTTAGCACCTATGATTACAACTATTGGTTTATATGATGATAATTGTGATTTAGTAGCAGTTGCTAAATTACCACAACCAATAAAATCGGAACCTGATATACCTGTAAACTTTATTGTACGTTTCGATACTTAATTTATATTTATACTAAACAAAAGATATTATGTCAAAAATTTTAGAATTATACAAAGCACAACAATCAGCATTAGGTGTTGATAAAATTTCATTTGAAGCAGGTGTAAAAGCAAAAACTCCATACACTACAAATGATTTAAAAAAAGTAGATGACCAAGTATTAACTGCTGATAAATTCAAAGTAGGTAGAGGTGGCGCCGTTTCTGAAAAAAAATATTCAGATTCAATAAAAAAATAACATTTAATGGCTAAAAAAGTTACAAAAAAAACCAATCCTAAATGGGTTGCTAAAAAATATGGATTTAAATCTGGTTTAGAAGAAACCATTTCCCAACAAATTGAATCTAAAGGAATTGTAGTAGAATATGAAACTGAAAAAGTTCCATATATAATTCCTGCATCAAACCACACATACAGTCCCGACTTTAAATTACCAAATGGTATTAGAGTTGAAACAAAAGGTAGGTTTGTAGCAGCCGATAGGAAAAAACACCTGTTAGTTAAGGCCCAAAACCCTAATTTGGATATACGATTCGTATTTTCCAATTCTAAGAACAAAATCACAAAAAACTCCAAAACCACATATGCAGATTGGTGCGAAAAGAATGGTTATAAATACGCAGATAAGGAAATACCGGATTCTTGGTTTTTAGAATCATAAAAATTTGGTAATTTCAAATATTTGTCGTATATTTGGTTTGTGTTAAGTAGCAATGATAAAAATAAGGTAATTACTGCCCTTACTAATGTATTGGGTAGCGGTCTTACTCTAAAAGGTAATGAATTAGCATTTTATTGTCCTTTTTGTAATCACCACAAACAAAAGTTACAAGTTAATACTGAAACTCAAAAATGGCATTGCTGGAATTGTAATAGTGGTGGTAAGAAGCTGACATCTTTGCTTCGTAAATTAGATGTAGATAGAAAAACTATATCCATTATTAGAGAAATCTATGGCGATAGTAATTGGACACCACAACAAGAAGATGCTGAAACAAAAGTATTCATTCAACTTCCAAAAGAATTTATTAGTTTAACTGAAGAACCAAAAGGATTTAATCCTGAATATAAACATGCTATGTTCTATCTTACACAAAGAGGAATTAGTATGAAAGAGATTATTAAATATAATATTGGGTATTGTAAAGATGGGCTATATGCTCGTAGAGTAATTATTCCATCATACGATTCAAATGGACAATTAAACTATTTTGTTTCTCGTTCATATTATTCGGAGGAGAAGATGAAATACAAAAACCCACCAATCAGTAAAAATATAATTGGTTTCGAATCGCAAGTTAATTGGAATGAACCAATTATATTATGTGAAGGTGTATTTGATGCGATAACAATTAAAAGAAATGCAATTCCACTTTTGGGAAAATTTCCATCTAAACAATTGGTGGAAAAAATCTTTATGAGTGGAGTAACTAATATTATTATTTCATTAGATAACGATGCAATTAATGAAGCACTTAAAGCAGCTGATTATTTTAGAAAGCAAGGTATAAATGTTAAGATGATGTATCTTAGAGATAAAGATGCATCTGATATGGGATACGAAAAATTTTATGAAGAACTAAAGAAAACTAAAGAGTTTTCATCTGAAGAATTACTATTAAATAAAATAAATAGTTTGTAATGAAAAAAATTTATTTAAATAATAAAATAATAGCATATTCGTATGAATATATTCCAATGTATTCAAAAAATGATATATTAGATAGAGTTAATTTAATGATAGCAAATCAAAATTGGGTTACATCCGATGCATATATGTTTTCAAAAACTCCAAAAGAAATTGAAGATATTTATAGTTTTTGTTCAGAAAAATGTAACGAAATAAGTAAAAATAAAAACGAATTTAAATTAAATAAATGGATAAGCGTACTAAGAAGTAATCCAGTACAACCAATGGAATTAGATGTTGAAAACAAACAACCAACATATCATAATCATTTATCGATGGCTCAATTGGGTAATAAAAAAATACCATCATATTCATTTGTATATTATTTTCAAATGCCAGATAATTTAAATGGCATATATGGTAATATTTTATTCAAAGATATAGATGGTAATGTATTAAATTACTTACCAAAAGAAAATGAAGTTTTAGTATTCAATTCAAATTTATCACATGCCCCAATTCACTCACCAAATTCAACAAAAAACAGAATAGTAATTGCCGGTGATTTTATTATATCAAATGATAAAAAAATTAAAACATTAATATGAAAAAATTAAAAACAATTTATCATATTGCCGATGTACATATTCGTAATGTACAAAGACATAAAGAGTATAGACAAGTGTTTGAAAAAATGTTTGAAGAAATCCGTAAAAGAGGTACGGAGAATTCACTCATCTATTTAGCAGGTGATATCGCCCATGCTAAATTGGAATTATCTCCCGAATTAGTTAGAGAGATAAGTTGGTTATTTACGGAGTGTTCTAAACATTGTGAAACAATCCTTATTACAGGTAATCACGATTGTAATATGAATAATTCCGATAGATTAGATGTACTCACTCCTATTGTAGATGCATTGAATCTTCCCAATTTTACATACCTAAAAGATACGCAAGTATATTCTATTGGTGATGTTGATTTTGGTGTATTTAGTATCTTTGATGACAAAGCAAATTGGCCAAAAGCAAATACCTTATTTGGAAACAAAAAAGTAGCACTATTTCACGGACCAGTTGATAATTCGCAAACCGATGTTGGATATGTAGTATCATCACGCCATTTTACAACGGATATGTTTGATGGATACGATTTAGCTCTATTGGGTGATATTCATAAAAGACAAACTATGATTTCTCCGAGTGGATGTAAAGTAGTTTATGCTGGTTCATTGGTTCAACAAAACTTTGGTGAAAGTTTAAGTGGACATGGATTTTTAGCTTGGGATATGGATTCATTTAAATATGAAGCAATTGATATTCCAAATGAATATGGTTATTATACATTAGATATTGATAATGGTGTAGTTCCAATTGTAACGGATATGCCAAAGAAGCCTCGTTTGAGAGTTCGTTTATCAAATACCGACACAGCTGATACAAAGAAAGTAATTACTGAAATTAAAATGAGATATGGTGTTGATGATTTCACAATTATCAGAACCGATTCATTTAATAAGCAAAAAACTGGCAATCGTTTAAGTAAATTAGATTTTGAAGATGTAACGGATATCAACCATCAAAATACATTAATAAGAGATTATGTTCAAAGAATGATGCCATTTACAACCACATCGGATTTGGATGGATTAGAGATAATCAATAGAGATATCAATAGTAGAATAACGCAAGAGGAAGTACATAGAAATATTCATTGGAAACCTATTAAGTTCACATTCAGTAATATGTTCTCATATGGTGAGAAGAATAAAATCGATTTCCAAAAGATAGGAGGATTGATGGGATTGTTCGCACCAAACGCAGCAGGTAAATCATCTCTATTTGATGCTATTTCATTTTGTTTATACGATAAAAGTAGTAGAGCATTCAAAGCTCAAAACATTATGAATAATCGTAAATCCGATTTTGAGTGTGAATTACACTTCCAAGTTAATGGAATAGATTTCTATATTAAAAGAACCGCTAAAACCATTAACAAAGGTAAGAATGTAAAAGTAGATGTTCAATTTTGGAAAGAAGAAGGTGGAGTTACAACTTCTTTAAATGGAACGGAAAGAAGGGATACAAATGCAGTGATTGAACAATATGTTGGTAAGTACGAAGATTTTGTATTAACAGCATTATCATTGCAAGGTAATAATTCAATCTTTATTGATAAATCACAATCAGAAAGAAAAGATTTGTTAGCACAATTTATGGGATTAAATGTGTTTGATAAATTATATGAAACTGCAACCGAAGATATCAAAGAAGTATCGGTACTTATCAAAAATTTTAAGAAAACCGACTTTACGACAGAGTTGGCTGAAAAGGGTTTAGAAAAACAAACTAAAAAATCGGAATTAAGGGGTAAAGAAAAAGAATTAGAAACTAAATCAAATGATGTAGAAGATTTATCTAATAGAATATTGGGATTAACAAAAGAATTGGTGCCAGTAGATGCTAATTTGGATTTAGAAAAATTAGAAAAGAAAAAGAATCAAATTGGATTTGATATTCTACACGTTCTTTCCGAAGAAAAAAGTAAGAATGGTAAGTTAGATGAATATACTCAATCAATTACGGAAATATCTCAATCAATTGAATCCCATAAAATTATAAATGGTAAACCAATTGAGGAGGCCAAAAGGGAATGGGATGAGTATAAAAGTGAGATAAACGAAACCGAACATCAGATTCAGTTATTAGAACAATCGATTAAATCTAATAAAGAAAAACTTTCACATTTGGAGCAACACGAATATGACCCAAATTGTAAGTTTTGTATGAATAACGTATTCGTAAAAGATGCATTGGAAACAAAATCAAAAGTTGAAGAGCAAGAAGATACGTTATCGGAATTAGGAAACAAACATCAATCATTAATCCAACAGGCATCTTATATTGCGGATGTGGAAGAACAATGGGATGAGTTAGTTGAGTTAAAATCTAAATATCAAAAAGCGATTGTAATTAAAGAAAAAACAATTGCCGAATTAAAAGGATTCGAAACTCAAAAACAACTATATGATACTCAATTGGAGCAGGTAAATACTGATATCCAAAAGTATCACGATAATGAAGATACTATTAAACGTAATAAACAAATAGAATCCGTTATTGAAGGGTTGAATAGAACCAAAGCTGAGATTGAATTAGAAGTTAAAAATCTTAATAAAGATATAGCAAATCTAAATGGCTCTATTTCTCAAATACAATCGTTTATAGACAACATCAAAGATAAGATGGATGAAGTTAAGGAGTTGGAAGAAAAGAACCGCCTATACACCTATTATTTAGATGCAGTTAAGCGTGATGGAGTTCCATACGAATTAATTTCTAAAGCAATGCCAGTTATTGAAAATGAAATCAATAATATACTTGCACAGGTTGTTGATTTTAGTATCGTAATGGATATCGATGGTAAATCGATTAATGCAAAGATTGTTTACGAAGACCAAGAATGGCCATTGGAAATGTGTAGTGGTATGGAGAAATTCGTAAGTGGATTGGCTATTAGAGTAGCTCTAATTAATATATGTAACTTACCTCGTCCAAACTTCTTAGTAATTGATGAGGGCTTTGGTACATTGGATGCAAATAACTTATCATCTTTATTTATGATGATGCAGTATTTAAAAACTCAATTCGATTTCATTTGGATGATTTCTCACTTAGAACAAATGAGAGATATCGTAGATGGATTGATAGAAATAAAAAAAGTAGATGGGTTTAGTAAGATTGATTTTTAACCTTATCAGCTCTTAACACACCCGCTTGAGGTTTAGTTACACCAACGTGTTTCTTAATTAAATTTTCAACTAAGCTACCCATCTTAAACCCATGTTCTTCACAATATTGTTTGAGAAGTTCGTGGGTTTCTTTTTTTATTTGAAGCATTGAATATTTCATAACATTTAGTTTTCTTTAGTTTTTATTAGTTTTCTTTATATAAATATGAGATAATAATTTTTTGTGAATATTTATATAAAATATATTTCTCCCAATGGCTATAACTAAAAAAACCTTATTCGCTGAAAATTTAGATAGGTATAATACATTCGTACAAGATACAAATCCAAATAGTACATACTTTAATGTAACAGAACTACCTGATGTATTTACTGGCGGAAAAAATGCGTTTTTAATAGCGGGTTCTTCTCAATTAGTAGCGGATACTTTAATAAAAATAGAAATTAAAGATGCTGCTGGTAATATAATCTATCAAGAACCAGGGGAAGGTAATTTAGTATCTAATATAAATGGTGAAACGTTTACAACTGAATATTATGAAGGCGTTTCTAAAGTAGTTTCGGTATATGTCTATCCTGAAACAGCATATGGTCCTTGCACGATTACAATATTAGGAGAATTAATCTCTTATTATGATGATAATGGATTACTAAGTCCTATACCATTAGAATGGCAAGGTACTTATAATTTAAAATGGCAAAAGCAAATAAATGTAAATCCTACATTAGCCAATACAACTAAAATTCGTTTTTACAAAAGACCAACAGCAAAAATTAAAGAAATACTTGCACCAATTTATTCAATCGTAGGAGATACTAAAGTTGCATCTGTGGTTACTCAATCATTTGCAGATATAAAAATTTCAAATTTAGAAACATTTGCGGGGGATGTAAAAAGAGTAAAGGTTTTTAGAACATCAATTGGTGATATTTCTGATTACGATTTAATACAAGATATATTGGTTGAATCAAAAGAGTTATTAACATCATATGGTTTATCGGGTAGTGTTGTAGGACAAACTGGTATATTAACATCGGAAACACTTAAAAATTATTGGAATACGGGTTCTTTAAATGCATATTTTACATCAAGTAGAGTTGAAAGTGGTATTGCATTAAATGGTAGTGGTAATTTTAGATATACATCTTCATTAGATATAAAATCTGCAAATACATATGAATTAAATTTAGATGCATTTTATTCATCTTCTACTGATAGTAATTTGGGAATTTATTTAATTTCAGGTTCAACGAGTAGTAGCATTGCAACATTAGTAGGAACGCAACCTACAAAAAATTTATTAGATACTGTTATTCCATTTAAATTGGATAAAGATTATCCATCCGCAAGTTTATATTTTTCTCAATCACAAGGTCAATGGCATTTGGGAAATATTAGTTTAAAACTATCACAAGATACTGCGTTTTCTCCTGATGAAGTTTCATTTGTAACAACAATGCCAACGGTATTAGGTAACGAAACATTTAATTTTAAATTTGAATTTTATGATGTTAATAATAATTACGTTCCAGTAGCAGTTACACAAAGTGCTTTATTTAATGGAGGTAATAATAACGTAGGTGGAACACTAATATACATAAGTTCATCCGCATCATCATCATTAGAAAATTTAAATAGAGTATCGGCTTCCATTAGCGGAACAATGACGGTTTATAGTTCATCGGCTAGTAGTTCGGTTGGAGTAGTAAGTGGTTCGGTATTTAATTTAAGTGGTTCGGTGAGTACATCTGTATTATTATTAACCGGTTCAATAAGTTCATCATTATCATCTTCATTTGGGTTTACAAGTAGTTCCATTTATACATTAAGTTCATCCGTATCACAAAGTAATGCAACTATTTTATCATCATCATTATCAAAAGTACAACAATTAGCAAATGGACAATATAGTGGTTCATTCATTGGAGATACTGTAATTTATTCACCTGCAATTGGTGGACAAGTTGGATATATAAAAGAAAAATTCACAGTCGGAGATACATCTGCTGCACAAATAAATTTAGATGCCACTACTTCAACAAGAAGAATATACATAGGAACGGGTACATACAATAACGCAAATACATCCGTTTATATGGATAGTGCGGGTAAATTTTCATTAAAAGATAAATTAACTTGGGATGGCACAACATTGGGTGTAAATGGAACTATAAATGTAACAGGTGGAAATGCCGCTACTGATGCAAATGCTTTATTATATTCACAAAGAGCAGCTGCTTCAGCATCGATATCAGCTTCTGCGGCACAATCAAATGCGGCATCAGATGCTACAACAAAAGCAAATACAGCTTACAATAATGCAACCGCTCAATTACAATCATTAGCAGATGGTGGTTATAGTGGTTCATTTATTGGAAGTACAACAATTTATTCTCCAAATATTGGTGGACAAAATGGTTATATTTCAAATATTCTAAGAGTTGGGCAAAATGGTATAACATTGGATGGTGGAAATAAAAAGATTTATGTAGGAACTGGCACATATGCGAATACAAACACACCATTCTATTTCGCATCAGGTTCTACGAATGTATTTTCATTAGGAAATAAATTAAGTTGGAATGGTACTACTTTGAGTATAACTGGTGATATAACTGTAACCGGAGGAGATGCGGCAACAACTACACAAGTAAGTAATGCACAAACAACAGCAGATAATGCCGCAACTGCCGCTGCAAATGCACAAACAGCCGCAGATGGTAAATTATCAGCAGGACAAGCTGCAAATGATGTTAACTCAAATTCAACTTCCATTAGTGGTGGAAAAATTAGAACAGGTATAATAGAATCAACAGGATATGCATATACATCTGGAAACTTTTCGACCACAGGTACTCAAATAAATTTAGATAATGGATTAATTCGTTCTAAAAATTTCGCAATTACTTCAGCAGGAGATGCGATATTCAAAGGTTCAATAACAGGTGGTACAATTGCAATTGGTTCAAATTTCGCAGTAGATGCATCCGGAAACGTTAATGCAACAAATGCAAATTTAACAGGAACAATTACGGCAACCGCCGGTACGATTGGAGGATGGACAATTACAGGTACTGGGTATTTACAAAATTCAACAAATAAATTAAAAATTAATCCAGCAACACCTTCAATTGAAATTTACGATTCTTCTAATGCAAAAAGGCTTGATATTCACTATGGTAGTTTAACATATTTAGGTGCAAGTAGTGTTTATATTGACCCACCTGCTATAAGTTTACCAAATTATTCTAATTTATACGGCAACGTTGATAGTGGGTATGTGTATAGTGCGGGTGCATCATTTTATGTTGGAGAGGCAGGTACATATCAAAAGCAAGTTACATGGACAGCAATTAGTAATGTTGGATACATAAGTAATAATAGTAATTCATATCTTTCAATTGGTAGAGGTGTTGAGATTAGAGATGGTAGTGGTAATGTTGTAGGTAATATGTACGCACCAGGTGGCTCATCCTCATGGGGCGGCGGAGCTGAATATATTCAATGGCCATCATATTTTATGTACGCATCTTTAACATTTCCAGCCGCCGGAACATATTATGCATATACATACTATTACTATTATGGTTACGTTCAATCCGGTGTATATGTTGATATAAATGGAAGTTACTGGGATGAAGGTGGTAAGTCATTGGATATGGAAAATAACTTAGTTGAAATAACCGATGCCGGAATACAAATTGCAAAAAATCCAACTCAATATTTAAAATTTCCAAGAGATTATGGAACTACAATTGTAGATGGAAAGGGAGTAGCTAATTTTACAGGAAATAGTGCAACCGATTATGCTATTAGATGTATGAATAGTGAAAATGATGGTGGTGGTAATTTGGGAGATGCTATGTATTTATATTCATTAGATAGAGCAATATACATAAGTAATGGAAACCTTTGGATGGCAGCAAGTAATGCATATAAACCAGGTGGAGGTAGTTGGTCAAACAGTTCATCCGATAGAAGAGTTAAGAAAAATGAAAATGAATTATCAGGTAGTTTGGATATAATAAAAGCACTTAAACCAAAGACATTTGAATTTAAAAATCAAGATAGGCCTGAAATTGAAAGGGGTACTCAAATTGGATTTATTGCACAAGATATAGAAGAAGTTAGACCACAATGGGTTGAAATTGCATCACATAAAAGTGGAAGTGTAGATATTACGGCAATTGACCCTACATTTTACGATGAGAATAAATCGGGGAGTGTTGAAATTAAAACTATATCATTTGGAACTGATATGACTGCTATATTAGTAGGTGCAATAAAAGAATTAACAGCAAAAGTTGAAATGTTAGAAGCAAAAATAAGTGGTTCTATATGATAGTATTCATAACAACTGGTTACGGAAAAAATATAGTGGGAGGTTCGGATATATGGTGTAACAACTTTATGGAGAACATTTTACCATTAGTTACAAAAGATTATAAAATTGTAGTTGATGGTAGACCTTTATTGCCAGAAGAAGGAGCTATTTATACTTTTCAAAACGATGAAGAAATAGATACGATATTAGATGAGTGTGATAAAATTGTTTTTTTACATCATTCTTACAAACCAAATCCTATAATCAAAAAATATCTACACAAAACTCACACAACATTTGTACATGCTTTCATTCCTGATATGTTGGGATTGAATGATGAGTATGAGAACCTAATGACTCGTATTGATTGGGAATGGCAAAAGGAAATATTAGATAATTCTGATAATCTGATTTGGATTGGATATGAAAATGATACAATACATCAAAATTATCCACACGTTATTAACATTACAAATTACTATGAATGGAAAGAAAATAAACCATTTTTAGGAATAATTAATAATAGAGTAGGATATGCGGCTAGATGTGAGACTAGAAAAAATGCACATTATTTAGATGGAATACCTACATTTGTATTTTCAAATAAATATGATTATAAACGAATGTTAGAGGGTAGTAAAATAATTGCATCAATACACCAATTTATAGAATTTGATTATCGTTTTCATAATAAATTTTTTGAAAAGAATTTTCAAATATTTCACGGATGTTATACTAAAGAACCATTTGGATATGCAATATTTGATGCTATTGATAATGGTAAAATTCCAATCATACATACAGATTGGATGAAACATATTAATTACAAATATAGAGCAAATAATAAAGATGAATTTAATTACAAATATTTACAAATATTAGAAGATGAAATAGATATAGTTAATTCTGAATTTTCTAATTTAAAAAATGAATTAAACAAATACACTAATAAACAAAAATGGGTTACTGAAATATGCAAAGTCTTATCAATTTAAATTTAGTAAAAAACTTCATCACAAATAATCATACAAAGGATGAAGAAGATAATATATCATATCAGCCTGTAAAATATCGTTGGTCACATGGTGCAACCGATTTACACTTGGGTGATGGGTTAATGGTATATTCTCTCATACAATTTATTAGAGCAAAAATATGCGTTTGTATTGGAACGGGTGGTGGATTCATACCTCGTTTGATGACACAATCTCGTCACGATTTATGGGAGCAAGGAATATTTGAAGGTAACCCATCAAATGAATGGGGAGATATTGGAACTACAATTGTAATAGATGCTGCAAATGGCGTAGGTGGATTTACCGATTGGACTGAAGAGAATAGTTTTTTAAGACAACATTTTGCACCACAAGTTATAATTGAAACATCTGAAAGAGCATATTATGATTATTTTGTAAGGCAAGATATTAAGATAGATTATTTACATATAGATGGTGACCATTCATACGAAGGAGTTAAAAAAGATTTTGAATTGTATTCCCAAATAATGTCAGAAAATGGAATCATAACAATACATGATACCGACCAATCATATCATAATACGTTTTTAATACCCGATACACAAAAAACGGATTTTGCAGAATTTGATGGACCTGCAAAATTTATTGAAGAATTAAAAAATAATCCTAAATATAATTTGGTAAATTTAAAAAATTTCATTACCTTTACACATAAAACCACATCTACTGGCTTAACAGTAGTGACTAAAAATAAAATATGATAAGATTAGTTACTGTAACGGGTTCACGAACAACAACGTTACCCTATATGATACAACATTACATTGATATCGTTGATGAAATTCATATAGTTGCATATGATACCAAAAACAAACAATATGAAAATGTTCAAAAAGTTTGTAAGCAATTTGGTGATAAAGTTATTTTACATAAACATCCCGATGAGCAAGAATATAATTGGGAAACTGTAACAATGTTGTATAATTCTATAAAAGCATTATATCCAAACGATTGGTGGATAATATCAGATGATGATGAGTTTCACGTATATTCTAAACCGGTAAATGAAATAATAGCAGACTGTGAAAAAAATGGTTGGGAAATTGTAAGAGGTGGGTTCATTGATAGGATTGGTGAAGGTGGTAAATTTAATGAGATTCAGCCGTTTAGTTCAAATCAAAATCTATTCAGCCAATTTCCATATGCGGGATTTTTTAGATATCCCATGAGTGGAGCTTGTCCAAACAAAATATGCATAGTAAAAGGTAATATTGAAGTAACCCCAGGACAACATTATGCAAATGTATATGAACAAACTACTTGGAGATGGCAGGGATGGAATCATCCATTGATTGCACCCATTGATACGCATTCAGTACAAGTACACCATTTTAAATGGGATTCAACTGTTATAGATAGAATAAAAAAAGTAGCAGATATTAAAGAAGATTATGCGTATTCGAATGAATATTTACAAATGTATTTAGCATTACGTTCTAAATCATTTGAAATGGATTTAAATCATAACGAATATAAATTCGAATATTGTCCAACGGCAACTTTTGAAAATTATAAAAATTGGAATGTTTTATTAAAAGAAATTATATCTATATAAAAGGTTATATTTGGTTATGTCAAAAAAGAAGTTAGGTATTATTGTACCAATACGAGATAGAAACGAAGAACTATTTAAATTCACTGCACACATGCAGTGGTTCTTAGCTGATAAATTAGATTATACAATCTATTTTATAGAACAACAATCTCCCGAATTTTTTAATTATGGTAGTTTATGTAATGTTGGGTATGAACTGCTTAAAGATGAATGCGATTATTTTATATTTCACGATATAAATCTAATCCCAATAACCGATAATTGCGATTATAGTGATGATTTTTTGAATCCAATTCATATGGCTTCAAATATTTCAGATATTAAAAATGGTAAACCATATCCACATTATATTGGTGGTGTTTTTAAAATATCAAAAGAAGATTTTGAAAAAATAAACGGATTTAGTAACGATTATTGGGATGGTGGATTTGAATATTTAGATTTATTATGGAGAATGAATAAATACGATATAACCTTACCTACTATTAAATTTTTTGATAAAAATATTTACAAACAACATAGATTAATCGATGTAAATGAAAATGAATATGAAATTACAAAAAAGCTTACGTCATTTGAATTTAAAGATGGCGATTCTTTAATGATTAAATCAAATTCAACCATAGATAATTTATTTCAAGATTCTTTTACTATTTCATTTGATGCATTTATAAATGGAAATTTATCACAAGATGGTACAATTATAGCCAAAGAAGGATATGATGTTGGGTTGTTTGTAAAAAATAATCAAGCATTAGTTTTTCAGCATTGGTTAGAAGATGGTGAATTAATTCAGATTTGGTGGAATCATACCGATATTAAAAATAAATGGGCACATATTACTTTAAAATTTGATGCAAATGATGGTATAGCATCTTTATTTGTAAATGGTAAATTGGTAGATGAAGTATTTTTTGATTCATCAAAACCACTTATGAATTTTTCAAACAAAGATATATGGATGGGTTCTCTATTTTTTAAAAATAAATTAAATGGAAAAATATCCAATCTAATATGCTTTGATTATGCACTAAGTGATACTGAAATTGATATGATATTCAAAGATGATTATAATAATAGTCTTACAACGTTTGAACCTGTTATTAACATTTCATTTAATAAGATGGTTGGTCAATTTTATGTAGATACTGCTAGTTTAAAAAACAATGCTAGACAAATATTAATATCCAATCAAAAACATATAATTGAAGAAGATTTTCAATATTCTTATAAGTTTAATATGCCAGAAGCAGGATTGGGTAAATTTAAAATTTTGGAAAATTCAGAAAAATTCACTATATTAGACAATTACAATTATAAAAAACCAGACCCTAATTTTACAGAAAATGAAAGTATATTTTTCTATGAATTTGTAAACTCAAATCATAAAAATACACCAAAATTTGGATTATCATCTGTAAAATATAAAGTAACTGGTGAAAGCAAAATAGATAAAAACATAAAAAAGATTTCAGTTAAATTAAATTAAAAATTATGGCAGGTACAAAAAAAGTTGTTACGCAACAAACAGAATCAACAGAAGCTGTTGAAAATCTAATTTTAGAACAAAGAAAAGTTAAAGCATTAGAAAAGATTGCAAATTCATTAGATGCATTAACTGTTTGGTTCGAAGAAATTGAAAAGCAAGATTGGAGCGATAGAATTCAATATTATTTATATGAATTCCACAATAATGTTGCAAAAATTGCTGATGCAGCAGAAGGAAATATAAACACTACTCCAGCTGGCAGACCTAAAAAAGATTCTGAAAGATAATGAAATTAGGAATAATTGTTCCATATAGAAATAGAGAAGCTCATCTAAAGTTATTTAGAGAAAGTATTTCTAATGCGTTAAAAACGCAAGGAATACCATACGAATTGATTGTAGTAGAGCAAGCTGATAATAAACCTTTTAATAGAGGTAAACTTTTAAATATTGGGTTTGAAAGGGCTAAAAAATTAGGATGTAAATACATTGCTTTGCATGATGTAGATATGATACCGATGAAGGTTGATTATTCATTTTCAGAAACTCCAATTCATTTAGCAACGGGATTTGAAGATAATCCAAATATTAAAAGAGTTGTATTTAATGAATATTTTGGAGGTATAACATTGTTTCCAATTTCTATATTTGAACAAATCAATGGATACTCCAATGAATATTGGGGATGGGGGTTTGAAGATGATGACCTTCTTTATAGATGTAAAGAAGCTGGAATATCTTTGGATAAAAAAATTATAAAAGCAAATAATTTTTCTAAAATAAAAGGATTATATTTTAATGGTAAAAACTCCTATGTTGAAATAGATAAATTGCATGATATATTTGATTTTAAAAACTCAAGAACCATTTTGGTTAAATTTAAATCAGATGATATCATATGCAATCCAAATAAAGAATGGGATGATTATACAATATTTTCCATACCAGGGTATGATACAAATATAAGTTTTAATTCTTTTAAAAGATACAAAGTTGAAACTTGGGATACAAATAATAATCCATATTCTATAAATTCAGAAATATCTACTAATGCATACGTTAATATTATTTTTCAAATAGATTTTTTAAATGGAAAAATATTAATGTATAAAGATGGAGAATTTATTGGAGAAGCTACGATAACTAGAACTTATAATAGAGATGGTAATGAAGTTAAAGAGTATTCTAAAATTAAAAATTATAAAGATGAAGCATCTTTTTTCTTAGGATGTGGAGATGCATATAGAAATGAAGATGGTAATTGGTTTAAAGGAATTATAAAAGAATTTGCAATTTTTGATGGCGTATTGACATCATCTGAAATTAAAGCAATATTTGATAATAAAATGTATCCTCTTACTGAAAATTTTAAACAATATAAATCTTCAGAAAAATTATTATGTTATTACGATACAGCTATTACTAAAAATAAATATTTAATAGATTTAAGTGGTAATGGAAATGATGCATTAACACATCAAACACATTTAGTAGAAATGGATGTAGATGATGAAATAGAAATATATGTACCAAAAAGAAGAAAATCTTTAATAAAATTATTATCTCACAAAGAAAATGGCTATGATGATGGTAAATGGAAAACTAAAAATACAAGACAAAATCAAATTAGATTCTTTAATAATATTTCAAGGAATTTAACTAACATTGAATTGGATGGGTTATCCACTTGCAAATATAAATTATTAAATGAAGCCACTGTAAAAAATTATCACTCGTTATCAGTTTTATTGTAATGAAATTAGGAGTATGTGTACCATATAGAAATAGAGAAGAACACTTAAAAAAATTCGTTCCTCACATTCATAAATTTTTGAATGATAGAGGAATTGAGCATGCTATATATTTGGGACATCAAAATGATGATGAATTATTTAATAGAGGATTAATGAAAAATGTTGCAGCAATAGCAGCATTTGATGATGGTTGTGATTATATAGTATGGCATGATATTGATATGGTTCCTGTTGATGAAAGTTGTGATTATTCATTTCCAAAAGAAAATCCACAACACATCGCAGTTCGAATTTCACAATCAGATTATCAATTAAAGTATGAGGAATACTTTGGTGGAGCAGTTTTATTTTCGAAAGAGCAAGCGTATAAAACCAATGGTTATTCAAATGATTATTGGGATTGGGGTATGGAAGATGATGACCTATTTTGGAGATGTGTATTGGAAGGAATGGTTGATAAAAAAATACACCAAACAATTGAAAATAAATCATTTGGTAAATTTAATGGCGTAAATTCTTTATTAGAAATCTTACCATCGAATAATTTAAGAAACACAATTTCGGATTCACATACGATTTCAGTTTTAGTAAAGGCTGACCAACAAATTGAAAAAGTTCCAATTTGGTTAATTGGTGATACTAAAAGACAATTTATTGAATATCCAATATTTAGAAAACCTGGATATGATTATGGATTATCTTTTAATAATAGTAGAGCATATACAGCTATGCTATGGGATTCAAGAAAGAATCACATATATCAATGGATGAAACGATATGAAAATCAATGGAGCTGGGTAACTATGGTATTAGATGCAAAAAACCAAAAAATGCATTTATACTTAAATGGAAATGAAAGCGATGCTAGAAGTGGTACTGGTACTAATTCTCCTTTGTATTTTGATTTTCCATTAAAACGTTATGGAGTAGAACCATTTTTTGTGGGACATACATCATCGCCAGGAACACAAACCCATGCTAAATGGTTCAAAGGTGATATTGCAAAAATAAAAGTATGGAATAAAGCATTTAATAATGATGAAGTTAATTCTAGTATATTTGAAAACGCTTTTGAAAAAACTGCAATATTAAATTTATCGTTTAATGGTATAGCAAAAGATGATTCATATTTAAAGCATAGATTAATAAATCAAAATGTAGAAATAGAATCTGATAATATAGAAATACCATCAACCATATTAACATATAGAAGAGATGGTAAATTTGAATGTTTACCACATCAAACTGAAGGAATAATTGAAGTTGGTGGAATTCAAAAATGGGCTAAAGGTGAAACAACTGCTGCAAATGAAAGAAGATATGTATTAAATATGCAGCAAGGTAGTATTAATCATAAAACAGATGGATTATCAAATGCTAAAGAACGATATGAATTTATTAGTAAAGAGCAGATAATGGATATTCCAAACGCATTTATGGTTAATGTAAAAACTATAAGAAAGTGAGTGATATATTAATGCCAAGAATGACTGATACAATGGAAACGGGTGTATTGGTTGGTTGGTTTGTAAAGGAAGGAGATTATGTTAAATCGGGTGATGTAATTGCGGAGATTGAAACTGATAAAGCCATAATGGATTTAGAAGTGTGGGAAAGTGGATATATAACTTATATAGGAATAAAAGAAGGAGAAAGAATACCAATTAATAGTATAATAGCTAAAATAGAAAATAATGTCAGATAAATTTAAAGTTGATTTAGAACAACAAAATCCTTTGTACGTTAATACAAAGAAAACATTGGATGCGGTAGGTCCAGGTATGTGTTTAGCAAAATGGACACAGGTAACACTATCTTTACAAGTGGGGCATAACCACTCTTGTCACCACCCAAGAACCCACGCAATTTCTCCACAAGAGATTGCACGAAACCCATCGGCACTTCACAATACGAGATATAAAAAACTTCGTAGAAAAGAAATGTTAAGTGGAGCAAGACCTACGGAGTGTGATTATTGTTGGGGAGTAGAAGATAATTCTAGCATATTTTCCGATAGAATCTTTAAATCTTCCGAAAGTTGGTCATTACCATTTATGGAGCAAATTAAAAATTCAGATTGGAGAGATGATTTTAATCCCAAATATGTTGAAGTAGCATTTAGTAATGCTTGTAACTTCAAATGTTCATATTGTGGGCCTGCATATAGTTCTCAATGGGTAGAAGAAATTGAAGAGTTTGGAGCATATCCAACAACCGACAAATTTAATGATACACAATATTTGATTGAAGAGCATAAGATGCCAATTGCTCAAAAAGATTATAATCCATATACTGAAGCATTTTGGAAATGGTGGCCAGATTTATATAAGGATTTACATACATTCCGAATTACAGGTGGAGAACCACTTTTGGCAAAGGATACTTGGAAAGTATTAGATTATATTATTGAACAACCAAATCCAAATAAAAATCTTAAATTGGCATTTAATTCCAACTTAGGTGCACCGGATGCTTTGATTGATAAATTTATTGAAAAGATTAAAAGAATTGAAGATGAAGAAAGAGCAAGTGAAATTGTAATCTTTACATCCGTAGATACTTGGGGAGAGCAAGCAGAATATATTAGAACTGGCTTAGAATTTAATCGCTTTTGGGATAATGTTAATAAAATTTTAACAAAATGCCCAAGAGTTATTATTACGTTTATGTCAACTTATAACGCATTAAGTGTATTTAATTACAATAAACTTATTAAAGAAGTTTATAATTTAAAAGATGTATATGGTAGTTATGATAGATATTGGAATTCGGCAGTATTTTTAGATTCATCATATTTAAGATATCCATTACATCAGACTGTACAGGTATTACCTTATGATTTTTCTAAAAAAATATTAGAACAAACTAAATTAATTACTTATTATGCTATTCCTGTATTTGAACCAAAATACATTGGATTTTCTGATATAGAAGTTCAAAAATTAAAAAGAATTTATGATTGGATGATTTCACCGCAAGATGCCGGTAAACAAACTAGAAATCGTTATAATTTTTATAAATATTTTTCAGAGCACGATAGAAGAAGAGGAACTGATTTTATAAAAACATTTCCTGAATTAGAAGAATTTTATAACTTTTGCGGAACTATACAAATTTAAAATATGAGTTTATTAATACAAAAAGAAGAACCTTGGGTTATTTTACCCGAAAGTAGATATGATATTACAGATAGAAAAATCGATACATTTATGGATGATGATTTTTCATTATATCTTAGAGTAAAGATATTTCCAGAAACAATGGGATATAATGAAGAAGGATTTGCTTTTGCTAGAAGTGGAAAACATTCCGGACTATCGTTTTATAAAGTTAAAGCCAATGATGGGTTTGATATTCTTACATTAATGTGGACATATTGGTTTAATGATGATTCATTTGTTCAATTTCATTACAATTTAGAACAATCGGAAATAAATGAATTCGTTGAAGTTGTTGTATTAAATGATGATACTAATTCAAAAACATTTACTTTATATGTAAATTCTAAATTAGTTGATACAAAAGAATATGTTGAAAAGGATAAGCAATCATATAAATTTGGTGAAATGGGAGGTGGAGGATTCTACCAATTTGGAAATGGTAATTTCCAAGTACCAGATATTGCAATGCACTTAGAGTGTGAGTTTGATATGTGTTTTTTAATTAAAGGATTACGTTCTTTAAATGAAATGCAACATATATCTAATACATATGAAGAAAATTTAGTTGAATTTTTAGAAGAACTTAGAGTGTTTACTGATGAAACTCCTTACAAAAAAGATTTAGCATTCTTTTTAGATTTTAAACAACAAAATAGATATAAAGTGTGGGAATTAACTCACAATGGAAACTATTTATCAAAAGCAACTTTAGAAAACATTTACTTTTAATGAAGATATTAATCACAGGAGGCGCAGGTTATTTAGGTTCGGTTATTGTAGATAAAATGCTTAAAGCCGGATATGAAGTTATAGTATTGGATAAATTATTATTCAATCAAACTTCTTTATTACAATATACATCTAATTCAAATTTTAAATTTATTTATGGAGATGTTCGTAATGAAGAACTATTGGAAAAACTTTGTAATGAGGCAGATGTAATTATACCATTAGCTGCAATTGTAGGATTTCCCGCATGTGCCGCTGACCCTCAATTAGCGAATGAAGTAAATTTTAAACAAATTTTTAATATTGTTAAATTTGCAAAAGATAAAAAGATATTATATCCTAACACAAATAGCGGATATGGAATTGGAGTTGGGCAAACCGAATGTACGGAAGAATCTCCACTAAATCCAATTTCAGTTTATGGTAATACTAAGTGTGCAGCAGAAAACTTTTTAAGAGCAAATACAAACGCAATTACATTTAGATTAGCAACTGTATTTGGTGTATCACCAAGAATGAGAACCGATTTGTTAGTAAATGATTTTACTTACAAAGCAATTACTGATAAATATATTGTAATATTTGAGAAGAATTTTAAAAGAAACTTTATTCACGTTGAAGATGTAGCATCTGCGTTTCTTTTTATGTTAGAAAAGTACGAAACATATAGAGGTGAAATATTTAATGTTGGGTTAAGTTCTGCAAATCTTTCAAAGCAAGAATTATTAGAAAAAATACAATCTCATGTAAAGGATTTTGCGGTATCATACAACGATTTTTATGAGGACCCCGATAAGAGAGATTATATTGTATCAAACGCTAAAATAGAAGCGACTGGATGGATGCCCGAATGGGATTTAGATAGAGGTATTAAACAATTAATTCAAGGGTATCAAATGATAGTTCCCAAAATGGGAGCAGAATTC